TATAAAAACAATCTTTTTCTCATAAATAATTCATATTGTCTAAGCAATCTAAACATCATGTTCTCATCTACTTGAATATTTTTTAATAGTCCTACAGCACTTGTTGAGCTACCATTAAATAGCTGTGCTGAAGTTCCAGATTGAGTTAATAAATTTGATACATATCTTTGAGTAATTCCTTCTCCAGCACTTGATACATTAGACTTTAAATTAACAGCGGTAAGAGGCATTGGTGTAGTTGCTACCCCAACATCTTTTGGAACGTTTTTCCTAAGATTCTCATGGAATTCCGTTAAATAACTACCACTAATTAAAAACTCATCTTCACCTTTACCCTCTTTATTCATTGGGATTTGTTGATGAATCAATTTGTAATTATCAGATACTTCAGATAATATTTCTACATCCTTAAGCTCTGCTAGTCTAACCATATCAAGGAACATTCCAGAGTAATTTGGGAGTACGTAATCAACCGCTTCATCAAATTTAAAAGCAATAGCTTTAGTACCATCTAATTCTACTATAGTTTCCATTCCAAAGTCCATTAAATTCATATATTTATTATTTTTAGCCTTTTTTTTCTCTCCCTTATTGAAGCGGTCAAACAAAATCCTAAACTCTTCTGGGAAAGTGGGTAAGTCTTGTGGATAACTTTGAAAATATTTTAGGTCGAATCCTACCCTATAAGTTTCAAACTTATCTCTACCAAGTATAATACAATATTCACTTGGTAAATGTTTCCAAATATAATTCATTCCGCTAGAATCAGAAACTTCATAACCAAAATATACGTCATCTCTAACTAATCTTTTTGTAGCTATCGATAATTTAGATTCTAGGTTGTAATCTTTAATGAATTGCAAGTTCTTATAATAAGCATCAATATCAAAATCATCTTCTCTAGGTCTTAAAATATTAGAGAATGTAAGCATACCACTTTTGTACTCGACAATATTTTTATACTCTTGTGTGCGAATATAAAAATACATACTAAGTCTTAATAACTCTTCTTTATTTTTGTATGGGACTTCCATAATTGCATTCACAGATTTAACATCGTATTTTCTAGACATGGTGTTACTTCTTGATAATCTTCCCATGACTCCATCTAAATAATCATTTACGCTAAAATAAAGTTTATCGCCAATTTTTGCACTTGATTTCTCAAAGTCACTATTGACTTTTGTATATATATCTGTTACGTTTTTTCTTATGACATCTTCGGATAAGTCCTTAGATATATCAGACGAAATGTAATCCATATATAAATCCGACAGTAATACTTTTTGTGATTCTACTGAGTCTTTCAATTAATAATCCCTCCTCTCTTTAAAATTTGAAATTATCAATTGAATAATCCCAATATAGTACGGTCTTTCTCTTTTTTAGATTTATTTTGTTTCATTCTATTTTTCTCACGAAGCTCGTAGAGTTCATTGCCTAATAAACATAGGACGTAGAAACGGTCATCGTGCATTTTGTGTTTTACGTCTTTTCTCAAGCCATAAGTTACACGTTCTCCATTTACAAACCTATGAATCATTTTTAGTTCTTCTTTCAACAAATCAATATTTGTTAAAGCTAAGATTTCTTCTTTGGACAATGTTTTTCTTGTGATACCATCTTCTGAATCATCCTCTATATCAACTGTGCCAGACCCATTGTATTCTTTGGGGAATCGAATGACTCCTAAATCTAATAATTCTATTGTTCTTTCTATGATTGTGTTTTTCCACTTGGTAGGTTCTACTAGATTAATTATGTTGTAAGCATTTGGGTAATCACGTTGAATACTGTCACTTGTATTACTTTTATCAATTACACCCCTATGAGTAATTCCACGAGAGTCTTTCCAATCAAACATAAGCACATGACCGTAGATTAATCCACCGCCACCTGTACCAGCATCTATTGCTAACTTATGAATGTTCTCATACTCTGCGTTATCTTCACCATTATACCTAACTATATATTCACGAACAGCAGACATTTGGTCTTGATATAGCATTTGTCTATTACCAATTTCGCCCAAAGCTTTAAAATTAATCATATTAATTAAATCTCCACATAACCCCATACCCTCTTCTTCATATGTTTCTAACACACCAAAAATCGAATTGTCCGCAATATGGGCACTATCATAGCCGAGTAGATATCTTCTACCTTTTGTTGGCACGAGCCTAGGAAGTAAGAAAGTTGAGTTTTTTGCTATTGTATGAGACTTGCAAATTTGCGAATTTCCTCCATCGTTATCAAATTTGCAATAATACTCGCGTAGGGCTTTTGTTGGGTTACTTGCCATATCTGCTTCAACTTGTGCGTAGTTCAATAGTGGTGGGTATTTTACGCCTTTTAATGTCGGTGCCAATGGAATATCTACAGGGATTGAAGCCGCAAAATAACGACTGTCTCCAGCAAACATTCTGAGTGCAAGATTTTTATAAACTTTGTAAAAATGAGTGTCTGTTGCACTCGCAGATGAAATATATAATCTTGTATTTTGTTTATTTCTAGGTATTGTTCTAATATCAAAATTAACATCTGTTGATGTTTGGAATGTTTTATCTGTGGTGGTAAAAGGCTCTACTGCCGCAAAAAGTTCATCTGTTATAAAACCAGCTTCATCTAAACATAAAAGACTTGCTCTGTAACCTCTGACGTTATCTGGAATACCATTGAGTGATTTAATAGTGCTTCCATTTAACAGTGTTACCTCAAATCCACCCGGGGAATGAGAGAAGCCAGTTATTGAATCATTTGCTCTACTCACCTCAAGTGAGAATGTGTCTGGAAGCTGTCCATAACTTGATATCTTTGCCAAAGCTATTTTTTCCATGTTCATGAATAATAACTTACTTTGTGAACCAGCCTTAGAAACTAAAAATATTTCTTGCTCTGGATATAATAAAGCTGTCAATAAAATAAAAATAGCCGCCAAACTTGTTTTACCAGCGTTTCTAGAAGTGCATATTGCTATATCTTTTGCTATCCACATCTCTGTGAGTAATGCCGACTGGAAATCCAAAAGGGTTATCCCAATGAGGTCTCTACAGGCGATGACTGGATTTTTTCTCCAAAACTCAATAGTTTTTGCGTTACTTAGTGCAACGATATATTGATTCGTTGTTAAATTTTCTTTTGTAAAGATATTAGCCATTGTCTATCACCGCATTTTTAGTTTTGTAATCAACAAGCTCTCTTGCTAAATCGACTTTCTCATCATGTAATGACGCAATTTCTCTATCTTTATTAGTTATTAATTCCCTTTGCAATCTGAATACCTCGTTCATTTCTGCATCACCGAAGTTTATATTTTCTATAATAGATTGATGAGATAAATCAAATACTGTCTTAACTGCTGGAGCTATTAATCCAGAGAAGTAATTGGTTTCTACTTCTGTAAATCCATACTCACGATATTTTTTAAATAGTCCAGCAAGTCTAGCTTTCGCAGATGTGTCTTCACTCAACCATTTATTTTCTTTATATGTCGTAGTAAGGCTTGCAGATAATTTTGTCTTTTGAGTTGTAAGTGCTGAAAGTTGAGTAAGGTTATCGCCCCAATCGGCTAATGATGTTGATAAAAGACCAATGTAGATATCTAATTGTGCAATCTGATTGTTTGTAGATAAGACATTTATAATTGTATTAATTTTATAATGGTCACTACAAATATCATCATCTTCAATATAACTAACTAATCCAGCATAAAGATTTTTTAATTGACTCTCTGGGAGACCGCTCATCTCGAAGGGATTGTATCCCAGTTTTTTGATTATATCTTTTTTGTTTCTTTTGTCATTTGCATCAAATTTCGATGATGATTGAATCTCGTCATACTTATCTTGAATACTACCTTGTTTTTCTATGTTATCTGAGTCATCAAAAGAATTTGGTTCGGTATTTTGTTTTAGGCTTCCTGTTTGTTGCATATACCAACCCCAAACATCTAATCCAATTCCATTCGCTCTTGTGATAGCACCTTGACAAACTTGCAAGTCAAATTTTATATCCAATCGTCTACATGTAAGAAATACCGCTTGTTCTATAGATTGGTTATTTTGGAATAAATAAGTTTGATACATTTTACGAATGCACTCTTTACAAACTGGAATCTTACCATGTGAAAGTCCTTTCCAAATACTCCCAGGATTACTCATGTAAAAATTCTCTGGATTTATAACTAAGGTTTTCCCATGTATTGTGCAAGTAATTTTTTCAGCTCCAACTTTACCGACTGCATTTATTTTACGGTTTTGAGCGGCTATGCTAGGAGTTCCTATATCAGAAACCGCTTCTATTATTTTTTCTTTTTCAAATACTATAGGTGGTTTTTTCCTAGGCATATATTCTCACATCCTTTTATAATCGTTTTAGTGTAAATTTTGATTGTTAATTTTATTAATGCTCAACTGAGCTATGTATCCGCACTCAAAAGAATGCGGTATATCAAAGGAGTTATGAAACCTCAACGAAATGAGGGATATGTTAACATTGTTTCTTACTCGTAAATACATCCATGTAAATTATAAATTGCTTGTGTCAAGCCTACGATTTCACTAAAATCTCCATCTTCGACACAATTATGAATCTCATCAATAAGCATCAAAATAGTATCTTCGATATCATCATTTACATCAAAATCATAATCATCAAACTCATCAAAATCATATTCGTCAAATTCATCCCAATCTTCAAATTCATCTTCAAATTCATCGAAACACTCTAAGCAATATTTACAATCACAATCACAGTCATCTTCTTGCTCATCTAACTCATCGACAAAATCTTGGAAATCATTTTCATCAAAAAAATGTGTTTCTCCACAGATTACACAGTCTTCCACTAAGAAACCTTCACTTAAAATTTTAACTGTCATATTACACCTCGCATTTTATATTTTGTATTCGTTATAAAACCCATATTATGGGGTATTATTAATTCAATATAAATTTATATTCCCTTACTCTACCTTTTTCTTCATTGAATCCAATCATTAAACCAGCAGATTTAGAGCCTTTATTAATTGAGTCCGCATATTCACATGTGCCAACGATAGAAGGTAATCTTAAAATTTCTACATCGCCACCATTAATATCCTCATAAACCGTTTTAATTTCCTCTGTATGAAGATGTCCTACGATTAATGTACTAAACCATACCTTTAATTTTCTGCTCATAGAGTCTAAATATGAAGTAGGATTACCTATCCCATGACCATGATGAATCAATATATCTTGGTTAGCTATTTTTAAATGATAATGAGATTCTTTTGGAATAATAACTTCAACCCTATCGTTGATTGATAGTATATCTTTGATATAATTTGCAATATCTTTTTCAAAGTCTTCTTTTGGCATTTGTCCAGCTCTAGTATTTAATGGTCTTAATTCCGTATGGTTTGAAGATATCATCTGTATATATTTAATCTTAACGTGTTCACTTAAATCAGAAATCCATTTTGCCATAAATCTTCTATACTCAATAACTGTATCTATTACACCTAATTCAAGAATACTTAAAGCAGAAACTCTCAAAATACCTTCCAATGAATCGCCGCCATTTATAACCACTAATTCCTCAATTGACTCAGACTTAATTACCTTAATTGTTTCTTGCATCAATTCTGCCATTCTTGACTCTAGTATATCCTTGGAATATTCATTAGTTAATGATTTAAATATTTTATATGCGTGTACATCTGAGAATCCTAATATATAAGATATTTCACCTTTTGTTTTGTCTGAGTTAATACACTAAAATTAGGTAAAGGGATTTTATCAGCATTTTTAAGTGCTTCAACAACTTTTTCTTTTAACATTTCTTCTCTAGAATGTTCTCTTAAAATTCTATTGTAAAATACTGAATCAGTTTGTTTTTTCTTACGCTCCATCTCTAATTCCATCTTAGCAATTTTCAACTCACCAATTGCGACATCCGAGTTCATATTCTTTAATATAGCTCTTTCATATCCACGTTTTTCGTTTTGGTAATTTTTTCTCCAGCGACTAGAAGTATATTCTTCATCGCACTCAGAGTTTAATATATTTCCAACTTCTTCCCATGTTAAATTATATTTGCCACCTTCTTTATTTGAGCAAACTCTCCAAATATAATCTTCGATAGCTTCATCGGTCATTCTTTTGTATTGAATTTCCATCTTTTATTCTCCTTTTTTATCCTTCTATTATCTGATTAATCTCTCTTTTATTTTACGCATAGAAAAACCGCTATTAAAATAATCTTAATAACGGTTTTTTAGGACTTACATAGAATAACTTTCGTCTCTATCGCCGATTATGTATGG